CCAAACTCGTTGGCACGCTGAGAACTGTTGCGGAATCCAGCGTCGATACCACCCAGGTTGGTACGTAGGTTTCTCAGCGCTTGGTCGTCGACCTTGAGATTGATAGTCGCTGTGTATCGGAGTGCAGCGATCCGCGCTCGCAGATCGACTAGCGATTGAGGATCTAGACGTACTCTAACTGAGATGGTACCGACAGAGCGATTGATTCGCTCTCGGATACCAACCAAGGATGCATTGTCAAGCCTGGCACGGACATTGATAGTCCCTACCGAACGGTTGATCTGCGTTCGGATAGCCGCAAGGGATTCACGATCGAGTCGTGCACGAACAGTAGCAATCCCAGTAATACGGGAGAGCTGAGACTTGATGCGCTCTAGAGCAGTCTTGTCAAGCGTTGGCTTGATTGTCGCTTCAATAGGGTTGCGCTCAAACTCATTAGCTTGCGCCCTAGCGGCCTTCAAGCCAGCCGTAAAGGGGTTCCTAGACAGAGTAAGGGTGGCCTCAATTGAGCCAGCATCAAAAGCCAATTGAGACCACCCTTTGCCCTACTCGACTTTCTGGTATTTGATTCCAGGAAAGTCGTCAGTAATATCCCCTGTCACAGGAATACTACGTGGTGTGGGGGCGTCGGCACCATTGCTGCCATTTTTCAATCTGTAATACTCCTCTAGTTCATCCATGTAGGTCCACTGTAGCCACCAGGGCAAAGCTTCCCACTCATCATAGGAGAACTTAAGGAAATAGCGCGCCCGGAATATCTCTACACGCTTCGAAGGCGGGGCGAGGAGTTCGTACCGGGCGCTGAGCTTTCCGGGTTTGTGAGGTTACCAATCAGGTAGCCGAAGAAACCCTGGAATGGTCGGTAAGGAAGAGCCTCCAACACCTCACGGGATGGAGATCCACCACAGACTTCAGCAAGACAATCGAGAAGGACAGTCGTCAACTTCTCGAACATCTCAGGGTCCTCCACCTTATTCATGGTGTCGGCAACCTGGTCTGGAGAAAGGACTTCACCTTCCTCAGTGTTAGGTGCGAGTCCAGCATCCTTGAAAGCCATGGTGACGGCCTTCATCAGATTGTTAACCTGAGCGCGAGTGGGCTCCGGGACAATACCCTTGGGGCCACCCCACTTCTCAAAGTTATACTTGATATCGCCGCCGATTGAATCAGCGTTAAACTCAGGCATTCATCCATCCTTCGGGGGCTACAGGGCGAGGTGTGTGGGAACCTCAACCCTGAATTACGGAGTAGCTTCGAGGTTCATGTCACGGATCGTCAGATCCTCAATTGGAGAAATGAGGCGGAAGGAGCAAGCGTAAAGGCGCTGAGTCTCGGAACGGCGGTAAGAAGTCTCAACCTCAGCGACCGAAAGGACGTCAAGGAAGAGAACGCGACGCCAGAAGGTGTCACCATTCTGAGCTTCAAGGCCCAGAGTGAAGTGCTGAAGGTCCTGAGTAACGTTCAGCTCTCGGTAACCAGGCATCGTGGAAGTGGGAGCGACAGTCGTAATCTCGCCACCACCATACGCGATGCGCATAGCCTCAAGGCTGTCCTCAGAAAGCGTAACCTCAATGCGAGGGTCGAGAGTGTTAACCGCAACGTCAACTGGGTTAACCTGCTCCTCAATGGAAATGTCAGTAGTCTCACGAGTGAACCGCATCGTAGCACCCGACTCGGATGCACCAATAGGAGTCCACTCTGGATCACCCTTGGTCACGTCGGCCCAGTCGCCGCCGAGTTCCAAATCGTTGTCCGGCAGGGTCGACGTGGGGTCGTAATCACGAATCCACAACGCGGCCATACCACGAACGATGTTCTTACGGGTATAACGTGGGATGAAAGCCATTAGTCATTCACCTCAACAATTCGCACAGGAGGCTTCTGCTTGGCAGCAGCTTCCTGAACCTTCTCAAACTGCTCCGCAGTCACCCGCACACCTTCACGGGTGATAACTGGGAGTCCTTCGATAACGAAGGAACCATGGGGAAATCCAGTACGGATAACCTTGCCACCCTTAGAGGATGGCTCTGGGGCATTTTCCACTGCCGCTACCGTAGGGCTTGGCGCTTTTGGCTGTGGAGTCTGGTCGCCCTGCTTACGATTAGGGCTCTCTTCGATTTCAGGCATTTCACACTCCCGTCGACGCTATGGCGTAGTAGTTACACGTGAAAACGTATCTGCTTTGTGCATCGGTGAGCTGCAATGATTGAGGAGCACCACCGACACGAGAGATCGTTTGCACATATACATCGCCCATCATGAAATTATTAGGCGCACCGATCATCACTGAGTCAATCTCATAGGCGATTGCTTCAGCGTCTTCATAGTTGTTCTCTCCACCACGACATTGGATCTGAAACGTCGGGGCGTCAAACAACCCTTCGACCTGCAACCCACCAGCAGATCCACCGAGAGTAATCTTGATGAATCGTCCGGAGTCTGGAACGCGGCCGATAATGATAGGAGCACCAGATTCGATTACCCCACTCAACCAATCCTTGAGCTTCTGTGCGGTGAATCGTCCTTCGGGTGGAAAGGTCACAATGGTGGCCTCTCATCCCATCCGGAATCGTCTTGCCCGACTCGCCTAGCAGCACGAGGGGGACGCTCCCAGACACGCTCTCCATTGCTGTCCACATAGGGATTGCCAGACTCGGAGAGACGTGTCGTGTCCTTGGGAGCATAGCGTTGGACGTATCCAGCCATGTCTTCCGCAATGGACTTAGCAGCGTCCACCAGATCGGAACCCTCAGAAGTGATTGCGTTACGAGCCAACTTCTCCATCAGCTCAAACGCATGGTCCATAAGGGGTCCACCCAAGTAATTAGCTTGCCCACTCTTGTGACGATATCTACGAGTTTCGTGTTGGTCCTGGGCATATTCTTGGTTAACGACACAACCCATAGTCAGATTGCCTTCGCCAACCTGCTCCGAGAGGTAACGCATACGCTCATCGAACGTACTAGTCATCTCGAATCATCCCCTCAGGCCACCGAGTGAAGATGTGCCGAGTGTTCATCAGCGTACCTTCGTACGGATTAATGACCTCAGAGAAGTCGTCTTCAGATTCATTCAGAAGACGACGGCCAGAACCCAGATCATCGAGCAACCTACGAGCACGGTCATAACGAAGCGGGAAAGGATACCGCTCCGACTCGTACTCACGGGAGCCACGGAATCGCATGTCACAGAGATAAGCAGCAATGTTGAGTGAGATAAATTTGATGGCAGAAGGAATCGGGTCAACGAACGGAGTGTCATAGCGTCTAGTCAGCGCCATGTCAATCTGCGTGTCCGCATCATCGATATCCTGTTGAACCTGATCACTGTCGAGAACGTCAGGATTGTTATTCTCCTGGAAATCAGCACGATTCCCAGTCAGCAACATCCTGACGTCCTCGACAGAGCAGTAACTCATTACGCCTTCTTAGTCGCCGACGTAGCAGTGCGAGGCATAGACGATCCAGCAGGCTTACCCTCCTGGGAAGTCTGAATCACAGCCTCATTAGGAAGACCATCTTCGTCATCCTCATCGTCAGCACCCTCACGGAAAGGGTCATCCTCGGAATCAGCCTTGACGAAGTTCTTACGACCAAGCGAGTTCTCAGCCAGAAGCTTCTTAGCCTCAGCGTCAGAGACCTCAACAACGTCACCACGGGTGTAGCGATCGGTGACGACTTCCTTGTCCTCATTCTTGTGGCGATAACGCCACGAGCCAGCGAGGAGACGAAGCTTAGCCATTACGCATTCACCCCCGTGATGAACAGAACCGACTTGGGGTTGTCAATGCCGACCAGGTCGCGGTACGTGAAGTTCGTACGGTAAGTCTGGTCGTCCTCGTTGTACTTCATCGGAGAACCACTGAGTGGCCACTCCTTCGAGATGAAGCCCATCATATTGCGGTGGCACATAACCGCCGTGTCAACGGGGCAGCGCCAGCAAGTCAGAATGTCGAGGCCCATGAACTTCTTTGGCATCTTGCCCGTGTAGCGCAGAGACTCAGAGGCAAGTGGGGAGCCAGCAAAGATGTTGTTGACCTCAGTGTTGTCAATGAAGCCAGAAGCAATAGATGGGTGAATGATAAGAGTGTCGGCCTGGTAGTTCAGGGTCTCAGAAAGCTGAGCACCCTCAACGCCAACCGAAGAAATCATGTACATACCCTCGGCGATGTCAGAGACAATCGACGTGGTACCCGAGAGCCAACCACCAGAAGCGTTACCAGCGGGGAGCGTCTGGACGTTCGGCTCCGTCATAACCGCGTTGAAGAAAACCTTGTCACGGGTGTTAACAAGAGTGTCACGGACCATACGGATCTCGTCCTTGACACGGCCAACGTCGTCGCGCGTCTCCATCTCCTTCGAGATTTTGAGATGCACACCGCGCTTAGTGGTCGCCCGAGTGACCTGGGTACGCATTGGCGTCTCAACGCCGGGGATCTCAGCGTACTCAGCAACGATCTCAGCATCGTGGGATGCGTACAGAGCAACAGTCTGCTCGTAAACAACCGCGCCACCGACGGCCGTAGGACCATCACGGAGCAACCACTCCGCAATGTTAGAGTCCTTGACCATCTCCTTGACCAGGTTAGGAACCCGAGTGGGCGCCTTCACCAGGTCACTAACAGTCCATTTGGTGCCATCGTAGGAATGGCCCACGCTCACAGTAGCCATTATCAGTCCTCCACGATCGTGATCGTGTAGGTCTTGTTAGCATCGAAAGCGGAGATAAGCGGGTCAAGCCCGTTATCGACATCCTTACGAATATCGAAGCTCACCGAGCCATCCGCCGTTCCACTACCAAGAACCGATTCGAATGCATTACCACCGTCGAGTCGTCCATCAGACTTGTAGTTGATGAACGAAACACCAGTGACCTCAAGTGCAGTAGTCATCACGCAGCCCCCGCAGAACCAAGAAGGACCTTGCGACGGGTTCCAGCAGTGATATCATCTGCCGTAATACCAAGTGGCTCAACGCACTTGCCGACAATCATGTCGTAAGTGTCAGTTGCCACATCATAACCCTGGAACAGACCGTTAGCTGCAGCCACAACGTACTGGCCGAAAGCCACAGCAGTGCCAGAGAACTTCACTCGCCACACACCACGGTAAGCAACTGCAACCTCGCTGGGAGGATACATGCTGCCATTGACGACTGGGTTATCCCAAGCGTCAGTGGTGTCCGAGTTGACATAGTTATAAGCACTAGCGTCGCCGATAGCGAGACCAAGAACATTCTTGGCCTTGGCCGTCGCTGGCTTGATACGACCCGTAGTGCCATCCGGAATGACCAGGGTGCCGCCCTTAATCAACACGTTAGCCGTGAAGGTAAGAGGACCCTGTTCAAGAACTGGACGAATACCAGCCATTAGCTTTTAACCTCCTTACTATCTTTAGAAGTTATCCCGCATGAAGTCATCACGCCATGCGTCGTAACCCTTGTCCTCGGTCTCAGACTCATTGAACTCGTGTCCGCTACCAGCGGAGAGATCAATGGTGCCCTTAAGAGATTCGAGAATCGAAAGGACAACGGCCTGAGCATCAAGCTTCTCACCGTCAGGCTTCGAAAGCTCAATGGAACTACCCTTTGGCAGCTTCATAAGCTCAGCAGCCTTGGAGAGAGCCACAGGTGGGACGCCCTCACGAGTGAGGTCGCCTTCAAGCTTCTCCCACCGAGTGGTCGCCAGCTCAATCTGAGACTCCTGAGCCAGCTTCAGAGCGTTAGCCGCAGTCTCATTGGCCAACTTGATGGCCGGATCGTCCTCGTTCTTATCATCGCTGCCGTCAGAGAGCTTGACGCCCCCAAGAGCAGCATCGATAGCTGCCTGGTCGGCAACGAACTTGCGGAAAGCGACAACCTCATCAGCAGTGAGGGTCACAGTCGCGTCAGTAGCAGTCTTTTTCTCGGTCACATTCTCACCACCATTCGCCAGATCGATATCCGTGAGGTCAGTGACGTCGGCATTCTCATCCGTCACCGACAACTCAAGCTTCTCCCACGGCTTCATACCCTTAACGCGGGGGTTAAGAGTGCCGAGAATGTGAGAGAACACATATGGATGTTCTTTATTGTCACGCTCGATACGTGCCGAGACCCCAAACTTGGGATTCTTGGACACCATCTCTTGCATGTCGGGGAACTTGGAAAAGTCAAAGGTCGCGTAGACCCCATCCTCGGTGAGTTCGATCTTCTGAACATCACCACGGTAGTTCTTGGGGTCAAAATTGTGGTTGTTACCCGCATCTGCAAGCTGGAATGCGACCTGGTCCATAGCTTTGGCGTCAAAGGCAGTCTTCACAGACTTGCCAATAGCGTCAAAGTCGATGGTCTCACCCTTGTAGTTAAACTTTCCCTTTGGCAGAATCTGCTTCCGCCAGATGTTCTTGGAAAGCTCAACCGCATCCTGCTCAACAAGTGGGGTAAGCGTTACGTTAGACATATTCACCTACCACTCTTTCCAGCGCTCACACGCTTAGCCAAAACCATAGCAGCGGCTTGGACCGCTTCGCTAGCGGTACGCACGACAACACGGACTCCCGCTTCGCCTTGGATAACGTATCCGCCTTCGGTTCGCTGAACCCAACCAATACCCGCTGGGAGATTCACTGAACGACCAATCTGAAGATTCAAGATGGCCGCTTCAACGATTCTCCGAGCTGAATTGACTTGCGCTTCACCGAACTTTTCGCCGAACTTGCCACCGAATCCACGTACGACTTTGGACTCGTCGAATGGCTTTCGGTTACTACCAACCTGAGAAGTACCACGGTGACGCTGCTGTGTATGTTGTCCAGCGACAGCAGATCGCACACCACCGACAGTCCGGAAGCCAGCGACCTTGGCCTTACCAGCAGGCTTCGCGAGCTTGACACTCTTCTTAGCCTTACCACCCGAGCGAGCCTTCATGGCCTCCCACTGTGCCAATGACTTGATGGCACGTGCATTGCCTTTCGCCGCATCCTTCTTGCACTTCTGGACCGCAGCTGCAATCGCATGCGAGATGGAGAGTCCAGAGTCGTAATGGATGTGCTTGGCTACGGCAGCAATGTACTCAGGCAAATCACCCGCCTTGTCCACCCAGTTACTTTCACCAGGCTTACGATCCAAGGTCGGGTGAGTCTTAGAGCTGTGGCTAACTCGCTTGATCACAAGCCACCCCGTCTCCATCTCTATCTAACTTCGTAGAATAGCCAGGCTGACCTCTATAAATAGGCGCCTTTCCAGCAGCCTCTACGTCCTTGCAACTCTTATAACGGACAACAGGAGTAGGAGTAGAAGGCTTCAAACTTGGCTTAGGAGCAACAGTAGTTTTCTTAACTGTGAGAGAACCTGAGGGACGTTGAACAGTTGCAGATGGGGAAACATATTCGGAATTAACTGCTGATGTAAATGTTGGCACTGGCGTACCGGATGTTTCACTACATGCACATAGCCCCAAGGCCATGGGAACTAACAATATAGACAGCTTTTTATTTGCCATACTGCTTGCCCTTTTGGTTAGCGACAGACTCTTTACCGAAAGGTGCAGTGCCAGGAGTACCGCCACCACCAGTTGGCTGAGGGGCAGCGTTACCTGTTGCCTCTTGCACCATCCCAGTAGCGGTATCCACATTGGCAATCATTTGCTGAAGTGGAGAACCGTTCTGCTGCATGTCCTTTGCAACTCGCCCAGGGTCAAGTTCAAGAAGAGTCGCGGTCCGGGTGACCAGTTGGTCATAGAACTCAACTGGAACCTTAGCTCCTGTAGTGGCGACCTTGGAGAAGATATCCAACACCGACTGCTCGTTTTGCTCACTGAGTGCACCGAACTGGAAACGGGGGACGGGTGCTTCTGGGCCATAGTTATACCTAATCAGTGGTCCGATGATCTCGTTCGTAATCTGTCGCGCCATGTCGCGGGCAACCATACGACGAGTGCGTAGGAAGAGTTTCCCTTGTGATTCCGCCAATGCGTATGAACCCTTACCCTCGGCCGCTTGTGAGGTGAGGTCCATAAAACCTGCAAGGATACCCGCAGACATTTCCGAATCCAAGAAGCGAATCGCTTGGAGGAATTGATCCGCCCCGTGACCCGCTGATTCGAGAGTCTCAATCTCAGTATCATTACCGATACCCAATACACCGCGAGACTTAAGAGTAGCAACCTTGCGGGCGTCGTTCCGAGCGCGAAGTTCATCTTGGTTCTTCACGATCGTTTTCGGAAGGCTAGTAGTCTCTAGGAACTGGTACCAGAGCCACCGAATCTTGCGCTTGGTAACGTAGCACCAGTAGGGAATTTGCATCTGACTGAAACCGAACAACGGATCACGCCAGGTGCCATGTACGTATACAAATGCACGATCCGGCTTGATATATGTCCAGCCATCGATCGAGTTTGTGTAGATGAGTCTAGGCGATGGTTCCCAGACAACTGGCCGCTGACGGAATCCACGTGGCTCACCATTCTTCGCATCAAGTGCAAGCTCACATGTCTCTGGCGGACGCCAGGCAATCTTGTCATAGACGACCTTATTGTCTTCGTTAATCTTGAAGACCTTCTCGAAATAGGCACGCTTATGCGTAAACGCCATAGTCATCTGGGAAATAAGCTGCTCTACGGTAGTCTTTGGACCACCCTGATGTGGAAGAGCGGTGAATGCATCGTAGATAAACTCAGCCTCGCCTGTATCACCCTTAGCAGGGTCGATTTCCCATCCAGCAGAGATGATGGGATACGAGAGAAGCTTCTCAATAGAAGCTGCCTTGCCATCAGTCTCTAGCATTTCCTGATAGCGAGGAACATTCAGCTCATCGTAGGCAAAGACATTGCCGTTATCGTAGCCACCGAACGGAGAGTCCCACTCGAAAGAGGAACCCATCTCTTTACCGAGAGGTGGCTTCAGGTCCCGATCTTGCTTGTGCATATCGGGAGTGGAGATGTTAACCATTAAACCAGCTCCCAATCCGACATATCTGGCTCGTCCCAATCTACGGCACAATCATCCTCGTTGTCACCATCCCGCACATCTCGCCAGTCAAAGCTAGATTGAGATGCGTCTTCGAGAATCCCAGATCGATTCGCCCAGAAGGCCAACGTAACCGCATCGCCACGGTCAGGAGAGCGACCGATGCGTTTCTTAACGTCAGCCTTGTCCTCAATGACAATCTTTCCACCAGCGATATTCTTCCAACGTGGAGCAGAAAGGTCAGTAGCTAGCTCTCCCTTTTTGTCGGGAGGAAGCATGAGAGTGGAACCCCGTGCAGGGTCGAGAGCTTCTCGCAATCGCCAAGTGGCCGCCGCTCGTAGATTATAGAACTCAATTTGGCCACTTGAATCTCTAAGAGACGTTCGGGTACCCCCATTAAAGGGTAGGGAGTAATATCCCTTGCTTCGTAGGGTGTCATAAACGCCAGCTCCGACGCCGTTCGTGTCGATTACGCTCAATTCATTGCGTTTTAGCTTGCCCTGAATCAATTTGGCAGTGCCAACAGTGTCTTTCTTGGGCATAACCTCAACTTCAGTGACAATATCGCCATATCTATGGGCAAAACACGTCTTGTCAAGGCCAAATCGGGCAATGTCAGCACCGATGATGTGAGTTTCGCCGGGTGGGAGCATCCCACCAGCGTCTTTCCACTCCAACCAACGCTCTTGGGCACGCAAAACCCATGCCAAAGGGATAACAGAGAACTCATCGATCTCTGGAAACTCTCCCAGGATCTTAGAAGTCCACATCGGAGAGTCTTCGCCGACCTCCGAACGCATGTCATCAAGGTATGACTGGTCAGTTAGCGTGTCTTTCCAGACCGCCGGTCCCTTCTCGCCTGTAAAGTTCGGCGAATCCAGGACACTGATCTTAATGGTGTGCCATCCAGAGTCGGGCTTACAAACCTTAGCGAAGTATGAAGACGGGTCGTCAGGGTTACCGATAGCGAGAATCCGACAATGAGCACCTGTAGTGATAGCCAACGCCGCAATCCAGAGCCACTCGTCAATACCGCAAGCCTCATCAATAACAACGAGGACGTATTTACGGTGCAAACCTTGGAATGCGTGCCGATCGTAATCCTGAGGCTTACGCCCAAAACCGACCAGCGTATCGCCAATGAGCCAGTTGTCGGATCTCTGAACCTCGCCCTGAAGTTTTCCTTTTCGGTGGAGCTTCCGAATGTCTTCCCAAAGAATCGCATGGACCTGCCGAGCACTCGGAGCCGTGGTAACTACGAGAGTTTCATCTGGTGGGTGCGTGGCAATCCATCGCGCCGCCACGATCGCAGCGGTAAAAGACTTACCCACGCCGTGACCAGATTTGACCGCGACCTTCTTGTGCTCGTCCAGAGCGGCGAGAATTTCACGCTGCTTGGACCAGAGGTCAATGTCAAACGTCTTCTTGACGTAGGTAGCGCCATCGAGTGGCTGTACCTGGTCACGGATGAGGTTCTGTGCATGTTCGAAATCGAACAGAGGATTGTCAGGCATCGATCACATCTCCATCGATCGTCGGCGGACCCGTCAGCTCACCGGCAATGTGGTCCTCCACTCGTGGAGACAGATTCGCTTCCTTTTTCAGACGTTCAAGGAGGAGATTCTGTGCTTCCTCAATCTGATAGGGCGTAGCTTCCATGTCATCCAGTACGCCCATCAAGATACGGACCATCAGTTCCGTTTGAGCTTTGCCCAACGAGACTTGTTTCTCACTGATAGCCATCTTGGAAATCTGTTGCAGGACTCGTGTGGTTCTGTCCATGGCACGCTCGTAGAGAACTACTTCAGAGCGGACCTGTTCAGTGCCTTTACGATCCTCGTATCGCCAATCGGCAGGGTCCAGAGCTGCCAGCATTCGAGATGTGGTGTGCTCAAACGCGAGGACACGATCGATGGCCTCAACCATCTTCTCCAACGCCGTGGTCTGATAGTCCTTCTCAGGGATCTTTGTGCGTTCTGCAATAGCGTTGTCGATATCTGTCTGCAAAAGCACATGGCCTTTGCGCACACGTTCTACCATGTGCTGTAGTCCACGGGATGTATTCAAGTGGGTGAGACACATGTCGAAATTGACGACAGCTTCTCCCTTACACCCGCGATTAGGAAGATAGATGCAACCCGTCATGGATTCTAGGATACGTCATGACAGGAAAAAGGCATAAAAATAGCCCGGACCAGCCGTAAGGCCAGTCCGGGCTACGTCGTGCTATTCGATTGTTACTTCAGGTCCTTGATAGTGTCCTTGTTTTCCTTCTTCTTAATTGGCCGAGACGACCAACGTGAGAGGGTAGCAACGACACTACAGATGGTAATGCAGACAACAACGATGGAGAAGAACAAGAACCACAGGAAATCTGAGTTAGTCCAGATACTCATCGTTTGGCTTCCTTGTTGGGCTTGATCTTAGGATTCTTGTGTTCCAAACCCATACGGTGCCAGTTGTCTCGATTACCCCAACGCTTGTCTTTGGTTCCCGCCTTCGCAATGGCCTTAAGAATCTTGCCCATTGTCAGCGGTAACCCTTTTCCGCCATCCACTTGGCCGCCGTGGTCAGTGCACAGCCATCGTGAACACCGTCTCCCCAACCCGTGACCTGATTGCGGATCAGTGGGATGCCGTTACGAAGAGCGTCAGCCAAGGTCACACCAGTAACCACATCGTATTCCGTGTCCACCATCTCCTGTTCAAGCTCAGCCGGGATTGACGATGGTCCAGGCGTCGGGACTGACAGTGGGGAAGGCAAGTTGGGCACTGATGGCGCCAGCGTTGAGCTTTCCAGAGACGACTCCCCCTGAATTGAATGGGTCGGACTTGCCGTTAGCATCTTCTGCATATTCTTGGCCCTTCTTAATGCCAGGTAGACGAAGGTTGGTCTGGCCATCCCGCTCGTACTGCAAGAGGATGCCTTTACCAATTATACCACATTTATGTAAGGCTCGCAATAATTCACCGTATGCTTCGTGGTCAATTTGCGTGTTGATACACAGGTGAGCGTGTCCCTCTGTGCTGCTCTTTACGTAGAAGTGTTCAACGTCCAAGTCAATAAGAGGTGTGTGGATCGTTACATTCTCGTCCTTGTAGACGATAGAGCTAACTAGATTTGCGTCCCCGGGTGATGCAAGGTCTTCATCCTCGATCTTCACCCAATTTTCTTTCTTCCACACCTCATCTGCAACGTCGCCGCCGCTATTTGGTGTCTCCCTCATCCCCTTTTTTGTAAAAAGCAGGTTCGAGCGTAACCACTTTGGCAGAGCTTTGAATCCCTCCCTGCTGGACTGGATGAAAGACGGGCTGCTCATCGAGGGTATCCAACCAATCTGCGATCTGCTCTCGTGTCCACTTATGATTGTCGTTCAGGATCTGCACCATGTCATAGATAGATGCTTCATTGAAATTGCACTGAGGGCAAGGACAGTGTTGTGTTCCATATCCCCAACCATCGACTTTCTTGTGTCCCGAATTTTGTTTAATCGCTGGGTTCTTGACCCTCCTGTCCATCCCATCTTTGTTTCGAAACTGTTGTCCGTTCTGGATAGCACCACTTTCGTGGTTTCTTTCGTTCAATGCTATTATCACGGCCTGTGTGAACAATGAGTGCCAACTCTGTTCCTTGGCCAACTTATTAACGTTGAAATCTTTTGTGTTCGTACTGACGATAACTTCGAACATCTTGTTGTCTATGTACTGTACGATCTTCCAAGCTTGGATAGCTTCGATGAACGTCTTTCCAACAGGACTAACGGCAGGTAGCTGAACCTTTGTCGTCTTGCCTTCGTATGTGATTCCCCACTTCTTGGCCGTAGCATCTTCGAGTTGTTTTTTACTTTCTTCCACAACCTTCTTAGTGTTCTTAATTTTCTTTTCTAGTTCTTGAACCTTCTTTCCCAACTCCACCTGATTAAGGAGACCCCCTGGGATTAGCTTTACGGTGGGTACTAATGGTTCGACCTTGAAAACAGCAATGAGATCCTGACCTTTTGGATTCTGATATAAAAACTCGTGAGGTACATCCTGTGAGATGATTTTGTATGTTTGCGTTACAGGTTTGATTGAGACAGGTGTTACTTGTGATTCGATGGTAGTGATTGCTTCCATATGATGTTCGACATCAACCTGTGCAATCTTCCACATGTCTTTGGGGGCGTTACGATAGACACGATTTCCCCACTTATTAGTGGCCACGTAATACCACATGGGACTGAGTTTAGTTTCAAACTCTTGCCAAAGCTTTATGATATGCTCGTCCATTATCCTTCCATCTTCACGACGGTTCCATCGGGATCAACCCGAAATTGACGTCGAAGAAATCCTCCCTTGCCGTTCTCCAAGTATATCACGGCCCCAGAAACGTAGAATCCATCAGGACAATCGACTTCCATCATCCCGGAATCAGGGCCCTCGTCATCGCCGAGTAACACACTCACTTTGTTAAAGCTCATGGGGAATGAGTCTATCAGTCGCGGTCAACGAGCCCCCAGGATCGCCCCAGACGGTCGCCCGCCACCGCCCCGCGCCCGTCACACCAGCGGTGCCCACGCGGCCTCCCAGGCCGCGTCTGAG